CCTTGGGTATACGCAGGAGGAAGTTGATCAAGAAGTAGCCCGCTTTCGGGATTCTGATTGATGGAACACCGCTCCTGTCTTGGTTGCGGGCCAATGACGTAGAGCGAATGGGAAATACAGATGACAGTCTGCCAGAATTCACAATGAGTAACCATTATGACCAGCGTATTTCCGCAAAATTCAATGGGCTTTCATGGCTTGAGTATATGGAATTACCCAGAGCAGAACGCCTTTCGTGCTATGCATTTTATCGCATCGACGCATTGCTGCAACGTGTAACTGCTATTAAGGCAAAACGTAAACCAAGGACATAATACATGCTAGGTCAAGGACACTCAGGAATACCACAAGCTGGAATCGAGCTTGTGGTATTCCGTTTTGCCGCTTTTATGAGCATGATGCGCCGCGCCGAATACGGTGTCGGCATCTTAAACGATTCTCTTCGTGATTCTGCGATAAAATCAAAAGAGGCATCCAGGGCATTCCAACACCTTGAAGCGACGCAGCAAGAAGAAATCTTAGCATCAATAGAGCAAACATTTGCAGCAAAAAAAGAGACGGTTGCATTAGGTATTTTAGGCAACGTCATTTTAGTCGTAGGAAATCGCATGTCTGCGGCCACTGTACAAATACGAACTTATAGACAAGAATCGCAACGGACAGAGGCGGTATTGCAGCGTGTTGCTAAAGTGCATGACATTACGGCGGCGTCGCTTAAGGCGTATACAAAGACAGTTGAAGATAATGCACAATCAATGTCTAAGGCCCGTGGATACATCACACAATTTGAAAATGCGCAACTAGACGCAAACGATGCTGTGCGGTTGGCTGCAGTTGCGAATGATGTTGCTGCGGGTACTACAGGAGATACTGCAAAAGCATATGATTTGCTCACACATGCCGCTGTAAACGCCTCTGTATCTATGCTCAATTCCTTACGCGTAGGAAATAGTGCTGATCGCGTATTTGCTGCATACGCTGCGACAATAGGAACTACAGCAGAAAAGCTAACAGATACAGAACGCCGATTGGCCACATTAGATTACGAATTTCGCATAGGTGCGCAATACGCTGGCGCATATGATGCGACTTTGGGCACTCTATGGCATGCACAAAATGAGTTGAACGGTGCATGGTCTGAAGCAAAAGACAGCTTAGGGCGAGGAATTACGCCAGCACTTATGGCACTTATGTATGCTGCCACATTAACGCTAAAGGCGTTTAACGCCTTGCCGAAGGGAATTAAGGCACTTATTGGTGGGACGTTTGCTACAACAGGTGCGCTTTTGGCCCTTATTGGTACAATAAATACAACAAAAATATCTGTACAACTGCTCACAGAAGCACTAAATGCTAAGGGCATCAAAACCTTTTCTGACGTAACGGCTGCGTTGACAAAACGAATGAAAAAGTATCTGCAGCTAGACACAGCGAAGAAAATAACTGCCAATGCCGCTGCAACAGCAAAAGATACCAGTGCAAAGGCAGCTAATACTGTAGCTGTAAATGTAAATACCACGGCTGTGGCAGCTAATAATGCTGTGCGTGCTAAGCAATTAACATTAGATGCACAATTAGCTATCGGCAATGCAATGACGTGGGAGCGAGCAAAAGCGCTCGAGAAGGTATACGCAATTTCAAAGAAGCAACACTCGATTTCATGGTTGTTGGATAAGGATCGGTTCATTCGTGGTACGCAACCGCATCTCCCTGGAATTGTTCCTACGAGCGTATTTGATATAGCACGTGATGCTGAAGCAGGACCTATTGGACAAGTTGTGGACATGGCTGCAACAAAGCGTATGGCCAAACAGTTGGATATGTTTGCACAGCTCCAAACTAAAGCAACACAGCTAAAATTGGAAGACGCACCACGGTGGTTCCCAAGACCTGAACATGCAGATGCATTTGACGCATATATTGCAGATGTCCTCGCGGGAACAAAGGCAAATCGTGGATTTATGGCATCTATGGCGGCGAGCAATGCACCCATAGCCAAATTCATCACATTGATGGGGAAAGCAATAACTGTCCAAACAGGATTCAATGCTGTGGCAATATCTACAATAACATTACCCCTCATTGCTTGGCTGGGCCTTGTTGCTGTCGGTGTTGGTGGAGTAGCATATGCTTTTAGCCAACTAGACAAAAACATCGACAAACACGAAGACGCGTTGCATGATTTGGATATGGCGTACCGTGATTTCATAACCCTAAAAAAGGCAAACATCGTCCTTGGTTCAGATATTACAGACGACCTAAAAAGATTCAACTTCAACCTTGAAGAGGCTGTCTACCAATATAGGTTATTGTATACTGCCCAAGACGATTTCGCCAAGGGAGCGCAAATAGCGCGCGAGCAAATAAACTTGCTAGTCGAACAGGAACTGAAGAGAGTTAGGGAAGAGATAGATAAAATTGAAGATAGCTTAGATGATTTGGGCACAGAAAAGTTTGAATTGCGCGTAGAAATACACGACATTGATGAGGAAATTGCAGCTATAGAAAAACAAATGGCTGCATTGGACCTACAAGTACGTCCGCAGCAAAAGTGGTATGAACAGGTGCAGAGGGAAGTGACGCTTATAAAGATCCCACTGCAGCTGGACAAGCTAATGCTGGAAAAGATACTGCGTGAAGTCGAGGATGCTGCAGATGAGGTGCGCAAGCGCTTTGATGAAAGCGCTGAGTATCTCTATGCCAAAGAGCAACTAGAGGCAGCACAGCAAGCAGCGGAGGGATATGAACGGCAACTCAGTAAGGTAGCACGAGAAATCGCAGCCATAGAAGAGCAGAGTGCCGCGCTAGATCGTTTACTGCAGCCTCTACGAGAAGCCATTGCGCTAGAAGAAGCGCGGGCGACGATTGCTGTAGCACCGCTTATAGAAGAGAAGATAGCTATTGAAGAAACTATCGTGGCGTATGAGCGCCAGATGGAAGCAATCCGCAAATCTATACTCGAAGGACAGGAATACACATCAATAACAAAAGAACTTGAACGGCAAGAGGATATTCTCGAAGATATAGCAGAAAAAATTGCTGCTGTCGACGATGCAATGAGCGCAGTACGAGAACAAGAGTATGAGCTTGACAAGGCCCTGTGGCCGTTTGAGGACGCTTTAGCTCGCGCAGAAGCCGCTGCAACATTGATTATAATTCCTTTGGAGCGACAGAAAAAGGTCATCCAAGCAGAAATAGCTGCAATGGAAGAAGCAGCTGCAGTAGAGCAGAAGAGATACGACGTAATAATCAGCGCATTAGAAGAGCGCATACGTTTGCAAGAGGAAGTGTACGAGCAGGCTTCCGAATATGCCGCTGTTCTGGACCACGAACTCTTTATGGAGAGGCTACGTAACACGATTCTGCGCAAAGCAGGATCTGCTCGCCAGTTAGAACTAGAGAGTGAACGTCGTGTGCAGGACGTCGTAATAGCTAAAGAGCAAGAGCGCCTGCAGAAAATGAAAGACGAATTAGACGACCAAAAAGAGCTTGCCGAAATACAGAAAGAGGCAGCGGACAAGCAAATAGAAGCTGCTAATAAGCAAATAGAAGCTATTGACGCAATGATAGATGCAGAAAAGGAGCGCATAACTTTCCTTGAAGAAGAGTTAGCAATAGCTAAAGCGCTACAGTTCGAAGAGCGCCAAATACTCATTGAAAAAATGCGGCGTTTGGAAGAAGAGCGAAAAGCTCTTATAAAGCAGCAAGATGTTGTAAAAGAAACGATAAAAAATCTGGAAGATCGCTTAGCTGCGATTGAAAAAGCAATGAACGAGCAGTTAGATATCATTGGGGGGAAGAAGAGCGCTGCGGAAGCGCGATTACAAGCTATAGAAGATGCCATAAACTCAGAGTTTAAATACTCGGAAGAACTAAAAAGACAATTAGCTATAGAAGAAGCAAAGCAAGTAGCGCAACAGATAAATTTCGCCCGCCGTATCGCAGCACAAGAAGAGATAAAGAGGCAGATAGAAAAAGAACTCGGTCTGGTCGATGACGAGATTACTAAATACGAAGACATAATTAAGAAAATAGAAGAAGCCCGTGATGCAGAACTGGCACTGATAGAGGCAAGAAAGAAGGCGATTGAAGAACAAATTGCGATCGTAGACAGAAAAATTACGGAACAAAATGCTAGAATAGAACAACAAAAGCTGCTTGTAGAGCACGTGGCGACAACTATTGCGCAACAGAAAAAGGACATGCAAGATCAAGTAGACGAATTAAATGCGCAGAAAGATGTGTTAGACGATATTGTTAGTGGCGTCGATTGGGAAATAGTTCTCTTAGAGCGTAAACTCAAAATACAACAGGATATAACAGACGAGTTGGAACTGCAAAGGACAATAGCATTAAATACTATCGATGATATACAGAATAAGCTCCAAGAGGAGGCTGATAAAACCTCATGGATAGACGAGTTCTGGGAAGCGATACAGCAGGCTGTAATACGTAGTGGAATCTTCAAGGGCATACTGTGGAATTCCTCAGATTCCGCTTCACTTCAAGGAGCATTTGGCCAAGGTGCAGTAAGTGGTGGGCTTCCTCAACAAACGCAAGGACCTACAACGGTCACTAACAATTATAGCATTCAAGGGCATACCGTACAGGTGGATGCAGCATACGCCAATTCACAATCTCCTGCTTCTGTACGAGAGGATGTAGAACTAGCACTCCAGATCGCGAGGTAGTAATGCTTTCTGAACAAGTAAAGCCACAAGCATTTAGAATATACAGCGAGGATTATGACGTCGAAGAAGTATTCGATATGCCCCAACAGCTTGTGACAATCTCTGGTATAGGGATGCCGAGCGTAAAAAATATGACTGTGCAGTCGCCATTCCAAGATGGTGAGACACATGTAGGCTTTACGTTACGTCCTCGCCTACTCCAAATAGGATTCCATTTGGCAAAGCTGTGGGGCGGTGCGTCTTGGACGGAACACAGGACGCGGCAGCGCATGCTTTCCATCCTGAATCCTGCGATAGGTACATTCTGTTTTGAAGTGGTTATGAACAATGGCGATGTTTATCACTTAGAAGAAGTATTTTACGAAGCAGGATTCTCTGCAGGTCTTCCAGCAAATACAGGAGACAGTAATAAGCAGGACATCGCTGTACGCTTGCGCTGCGGCTGGCCCTTGTGGTTAGGCGAGGAACATACGTTAGAGGAATCGTTAGCAACGTCGTCAGCAACATTTGCTTGTGAGACGTATGGCAATTATTTTTCGTGGCCGGTGATTACGCTTACCGGACCACTTACAAAACCGTACGTATACCTGCTTCGTTGGGATCTCGACACAGCTGACTATGCAACCGTCGCTGTTATTGGCGTCAACGCCGCTATCGGTGCGGGAGATAGCGTTTATATAACAACACGTCCTACGCAACGATCTGTGCTGGATGAGGCTGGTAATTATGTAGACTTGACATCAGACACAGTATTTAATTTCTTCCGTCTGACTCCGCATCCCATTCGCGCACTACACGATTTACAAACAGATGCAAACTGGTATAATAACTTTATACGAGTCACAGCATCAGCATATGGCGCAGGAGCATCAGTGAAGGTAGTGCATTCAGATCACTGGATTGGTCTATAGTATATTGGAGGGCAGCATGAGAGTGACAAAAGATGCATACATTATCTGTATTGGGTGTGAAGAAGAAACCGTTGTACGTATAGTACTCGGATCAAAAGACGCACAAGGGTGGCAGCAGAAGTATGAAGCTGCATTAGCGGTGGCGGATTGGATTTCTCTACTACCAAAAGCGCCATACAAGAATGTCCTCCCCTTTGTGCGTACAGATATTCCTGAGGGCGCAGACTATGTATTTTATATTCGCACAATGGGTGTTCTTGGACATCCAACACTTCCTGATGGAGACGTAGAGTCGTCTTTTTATCTTGGGTGGAGAAAAGGCGACGTGCAACAAGTGATGGAAATTTCCCCCTACGGTACTGTGCGCATGTACGAGGGGAAGGAGGATATACCACATGGCAGCAACCGTTGAGTGGCACGTTTTTACTGGGAGTCCACTATCCGACGATGGTGTGATGGGCGCAGGGCAGGATTTGTGTAGCGACGATAACGATGCGTATAGTTCCGCAAATCGTACAGCCAATCCCATTATCTTGGGCGATTATAGCTATGAAAAATGGATGGCTTTAAAGATTACAGTCGCGCCAGATAATTGGATTTCCACATTCCAACTATGGGGAGATGGCACGATCGCTGCGAATACAACATTGAAGGTTGGATCGACAGTATCTGATGCACCACCAACAGACGATCCTTCCACGGTGGCAGTGAACGATTTTTACACCATGTTGGTTGGTTCGAAGTACTTATGGGATAACACTGTGTACACGTTAGTAGATGACTTCACAAAGTACTTAGTATGGCAATTGTATGTTGGCGCTTTAGCCACGCCAGGAAACTGGGGTCCGTACACAGTGTACTATGAGTACACGGAGGCGTAGGTATGGCACGCAAGTTTATGACAGGATTGGAAGTTGCAAGCATAGAAATCTTCGATGTAAGTAATATTACTGCATCCTTGACACCACCCAGTGGAGCAATTGCTCCTCACGGAGGTAACTATGCATTATATACAGAGACTACAGGGTACGCAGGAAAGTATGGGTTTGAAGATATCCTCTCCCCTGTGACAGATGCGTACATACGTTCCTACATGGCTTGTGGCGCTACGTCCCCAGCAGACACAGCAGAGTGGTTGCGCATTGAAGATAGTAATGGCATTCCGCACTTACGTTTTCTGTGCAGCGGCGTCGTTGCTGTATGGGATATATACAGTACATGGACCGTACTAGGAACAATGAGCAGTCCTATATATACTGGCAGCGACCCTGTCTGGCAGCGCATAGAAGTGCGAGTTGTCATCAGTAATGGCGCTGGAATTGTGCGTATTCTCCGCGATGGTGTGGAAGAGCTTAGTTTATCTGGTGTGGACACTCTGGGGTATGGAGCAGATTTAGAGATAAGCGCAATCTTCTTTGGTAACGAGGGGGGAGCCAGCATGGGCGCTGATGCTTACATCGCCTATGACGACATCGCCATCAATGATCCATCAGGTATTGTTAATGACTCATACCCTGGGGCAGGAACAATTATTGGTGTACGCCCCACAGCCGATAGTGTAAGCGGCGTGAATGACTTTATACCTTTGCCAAATACAGGAAACAATTATCCTAACGTAGATGATGTTGTTCCTGATGATAGTACAACTGTGGTGTACCCTACTGCTGCGGAAGATACAGATACATATATCATGGAGAAACTCTCCACGCTTGGAATATCTAATTTAGCGTCTGTCGCCGCAGTAGCGTGGAATCTGCGCGTTCGACTATCCTCTCCTGGCTCCGCAGGAATAGCACCTATTTATCGGTATAATGGTTTGTTAAATAGTGAACGCTCAACTCTTACTGTAGTTGACACGTCGTGGCATTACGTACAGCATATAGAGGATGAAGATCCTGTGCTATCTAATAATTGGTCTGTGACTACTATTGATGCTAGTGAGTTTGGTTTTAGACAGAAAGATGTTCCCTAATGAGAGCGTACCAAAATGGTTTTGAACAAAGTACTGATGTTGGTATGGGCATCTTTTTTGCTAAGTACACCGATTCTAGAGTAACCGCAGACGTGGGCATACCATGAGTTGTCAACAGATGCACAGATCGCAGAAGGATACTTTAGGGTATTTTTTAAATCCACTAATAAAAATAAACGAGCAAGAATAACCTTCAGGACTGACACGGCAAGACAGATATTTATGTATGATTTAGAGGATGGCCAATGGCAATTAAATAGCGGAGCTTCTAGAGGCTATATTGGTACTGGAGGAACTGATTGGCACAAAGTAGAAGTACATTTTAAACTGTCTCCAACAGCCGGATATATATACCTTAGAGTAGACGACGTAGATATAGCGAACGTTGTAGGCATCACAACTGGTGGGGGTGCAGAGATTGCAAAGGGAATTCTTATACAATTCGAGCACTCTTATGGTGCAGATTATTGCGCCGTAGATGACTTGGCTTTGAATGACATCACGGGTGCGAATAATGCTTCTTGGTGCGGGGATGGGCACATTATTGCCCTTCGTCCTGACGGTGCCGGAACAAAAGCAGAGTGGACACCTTCCGTAGGTGCTAATTACTCTTGCGTAAATGAGTCTGGCGCGGACGTAACAGATTACGTTACGGGGGGAATAGCAGCAAACATAGATTTGTATGAACATGACGATTCCCCTGCAGGAGATTATGCAATTATCGCTGTATCAGAAATCGCTTATGCCGCTGCGCCTGTTGGGGGCGTTAATTCTGTCTCATTTATGAGTGAGGAGGGAGGAACGGAAAAGGAGTATCCATCCGCCTATCCTCCTACAGACCAGCCGTGGATGTACTATGGTATGTTACCTACAAATGCTGAGGACAACGCTTGGACAAAAGCATTGGTAACCAGCAGCGAGTATGGTCTGAAGTATGCGTCTACCAAGAATATGTAGAGATAGAATACTCTGCCAGGTACGGTGTCACCCAAGAGGTTATCGAAGTTGAGGTACAACCAGGCACAGAGGTGACGCAAGAGGTTGTAGAAGTAGAAGTCTACAGTGAAGGGTCCTTTTTAGCAACTCAAGAAGTCATCGAGATAGATGTCGACCTTTCTGGTGCAGGGACAGCACAATTTACGTTGGCCGCAACAATTGCTGCAGTCCCTCCAACTACGTCGTCAGGATCATATCTATTTCAAGCAAAGATTATTCCAACAAGTACCGTAGACGATTACTTTTTCTTTATGGCAACACTCAGAAGAACGTTTATACAAAGCAACTCGTACGTATTTGAAGCGTTAATTACCGACCACGATGCCGCCACACCACGGAGTTTTAGTTTTGAAGCTAAGATACAAAAGAAGGATCCTGACGATATACCCTACTACCCAGATTTTCCAGATCCAGAAGGGTCCCACGAGGATTTTGCAGGGTACCGTGAAGTGCGCTTGCTAGATCATAGCGGAAATACGTTGCTTGTCATTGACAATTACACATACATGGAATACGTTCGTGCAGTTAATGGCCAGTTCTGGCATGAAGATGGCTGGTACATACTTAATATTCCTAAAGACAACATTGACATAACACTCTTCAAGTTAGACTATATCATTCAGGTCAGGCGAGTGGCCTTGGATGGGACATACGTGGTCGTGTTTGAGGGCCTACATCGGAATAGGCAACTGTGGCAAGATGATGATGGAATACTGATGTTTTCGTCCGCAGGCCCAGATCTGCGCGACCTGATAAAGCGCAGAGTTGTCATGCCCATAACGGCTGATCAAGCATTCCTAAGCATTTCAGGTCCATTCACCAATATCATGCGTGATTTAGTCGCACTCAACTCCGTCGTTACCGTGTATGGCGATAGGCGTATTTGGCGGCTGAACCTTGGTGTACATGATGACTACGGCGTGCCAATAACGATGAATTATCAATATACTCCACTCATAAACGATCTTAATGCTCTTTGCGACATTGGATTAGGCGCGGACTGGGACGTATACCAAGACGGAAACGCAATAAATTTCCGTGTGTACTACCCTCGGCGAGGGCGGGACAGGCAGAGAGGCAACGGCGTGCATCCAGAAATGATTTGGTCTCTTGACAGAAACACGATTATCAAACCAGCATATAGTTTAGATAGGACAAACGAATCTACTGTTGCTTTTGTGGCGGGTGAAGGTATTGGTTCGGAGCGGGAAATAGTAACACGCACAAATATTGTTGGGAACGAAGACGACTCGCCTTGGAATCGTATAGAAACTTTCTTAGATGGTGCGCAAGAGACGTCAACAGCGGCATTGAACGCTTACGGCGATGCGTATCTGGTAGCAAATGGTATGATTGAGGAACTTGCTATTGAAATAGCACCGCGCGAGGCTCTCTCCTACGGATATGCCTGGAACCTTGGCGATATTTGCACAGCAGAATTTGGTGATCGAACATTCAAGTGTCGAATTGTCCAAGTGCGCGTAATCTTAGACGCAACAGCAGAAACAGACATAACCATCATGCCAAGGTTCCTTATGTACCCAAACATTGATACATATTAGAAGGTAGATATGTCTCCCAGAACGACTCCCAGGAGAACATTGCGTAATCCAATTGCTTCCTCTGTGCGTACAGGACGCGCGAATCAGGCACGCTATGAGGCGCGAGGAATGCAGTCGATAAACTACATCAACAATAGTGGTGAAACTCTTATTGCAGGAGATGTAGTCATTATCGACACGTCTGCGGATAATTCTGTCACACTTACTGACCTTGCAGATACAATCCGTATCCCCCTCGTGGTTATGATCGGTGCCATTGATGGAGAAATCGTAAAGTGCTACGCCCCAGGATACGGTAAGGTAACTGTCACAGCAGATGCTGAGGCAGTTGCTGTAGGAAATACTATTATTGCATCTGATACGCAAAGACAGGCAACTGTGTCCGACGACGAGGAGGTACTTAACTGCCTTGGTGTGGCTGTGACAACGAAAGCAGGAGGAGCATCAGGGGAGATCACTGTACAATTAAATAGCGGATCAGGAGCTGTTGGAGTTCCAATCCCTGCACCAGGATCCTACGTTCACATAACTGGCGATACGATGACAGGGGACTTGATCGCTCCAGAGGTGTACTTAACAGAATTTAATTCTGGGACTCATGGTATAGCTCACGCGCTCGATGACACAATAAACTGTGGAATATTACATGACATCACTGTTGTTGACGAGGGGGGAATAAATATCTCTTGGGATGCTGGCATGATTTGGGATTGTGTTGGTAAGGTTTCGATAAACACAGATGCACATGCCTCTACAAGTTGTGTTGATGATACAATAAACTACTTGTATTGGGACAGGTCCGGGGGCGGAACTGCACTAACACTATCAACAACAAAGTGGGATATGACCGACAATGATATCCCAGTAGGAATAATTGTATGCCAAGGGGGAGATATATATGACGTAGCCCAGAGGAGCCTGTTAAGCACAATATCGTACCTTAACACTGAAGCATTGCACAACATTTTTAAGGTAATCGTTACTGATGGGCTTATCGTTTCAGAGGATACAAATATTACCAACCCATTTGACGTAGAAATCTCAGCAGGTACATTTTATCATCACGGGACAAGTTGGCATGTTTTGGCTGCTGGATTTAATACGCGCACTATAGCCATGACACGTTGGTTCCATAATGCAGGTGTTTGGACATCTGATACTAATGCGGAAATAGACGCAGCTAACTGGGATGACCCAGCGCATTTGGGAGGTTGGGGACTGTCGGCTAACACGGCCAACAAATATTACAAATCAGTATTTATGTATTCCGACAACATGATCCATTGGATTTACCCACAAGTGGAATATAACACCATCGCGCAAGCTATCGCTGCTCCTCTACCAACTATCCCAACTGCAGGCACATTTTTCCCATATTCCACCGCAGTTATATTGAAAGGAAATGCAAGTGCATTCCCCCCCGCAGGGGGAGAGCAGTGGATTGACGTTAGGCCAAGAATAGCTGGTTCTGTTGGAAGTACAGTACAAGACCATGGTTCCCTCGGAGGCCTAACAGATGATGACCACACGCAGTATGCCCTATTAGCAGGTCGCGCAAGTGGTCAAGTTCTCATCGGAGGCACGGCGGTAACAGATGGCCTAACGCTGCAGACAACTTCTGGCGTTGGCGAAGCTGGCGCAGATATGCACTTCCTTGTAGGCAATGACGGTGCTACAGAGCCACTGACAATTTACAATTCTGGACTAATTCGAGTAAGTGAAAACATAGAAATTATTGACGACAAAAAGCTATTGCTTGGCACAGGCAATGACGGAGAAATATATTCGTCCGGCGACGACCTGCATATAAGGAACGTCACGTCAGACAAAGACGTCGTTATTTCGGCAAACGATGGTGGTGTCGAACGAACATTCATTCATATTGATAGCGCTGAAAGGAGTGTGGGTATTCACACTTCCCCAGGATTTGGGGCTCTAGATGTTCGTGGAGAAAACGTAAATACCGCACTTTACTTAGCCACCACTGTTTCAGGAAGCGGCACGCACTTTGGCCTTAGAATGGCTCCGCAGTACGAGCCCATAGGAGACATCGGCACGGTATTTAACATCCTATCTGTTCCAAAATTACAGAACAGTGCGTATGATATTACCGATGTTTATGGAAGCTATAACAGGATAGATATAGAAGCTACCTATACTGGCGACATAGACCTTCTAGCAAACTATACTGCAGCCAATCTTGTTAATAACTCGACTACTTCCATTATTGATTGGATAGGATTCTATGCACTCAGTATGCCAGATGCAGTAACAAACGCTTATGGCTTGAAGATAGATAATATTACTGGTGGCACATCCTCAAATTATGCAATATACACGGAAGATGGTCTTGTATACTTTGAGGACCAGGTTAGTATAGGAACAACGTCTACAGACGCACAGCTCCACGTGGATCAGCCGAGTACAACTAGAGCAATGGCTGTGGCGCTATTTGACCAGGGAGATGTCGACGAGCCCTTCCTAAAGTTCATAGGAACTGCTGCAGGAGCGGATCTAACAAGAAGCATAGTAGCCGTTGGAGATGTCACTACCGCCACGGTAGTTGGATACGTAAAGATAGAAGTAGAAGATATAGGAAATCAGGTGGCTGATGGTGACTATTATGTTGAAGTACTCTCACTAGTATAGAAGGAGTAGATAAAGGGCATTTGACTTTGTCGCATTCATATCAGCAAACTGGTCTGCTACGACGGAAAAGAAAGGAAGCTTCTTAAACGACTTTCGCTCCGCTTTAGGCTACGACAGGTTAGAGAATCACCCAGACAAGAAGAAGTTTGTAAATCAGCAAATATAAGCTAAGTGTCAAACAGATAGTCGATGATTATAGACAGAAGTTGGCAAGAGAAGAAGCGACATTCGAAGAGATTGTATTCGACTAAGTAAGGAGGAGGGCATTATGTCTACTGATGAGGGTCGAAACACGATAGTTCTCAGTTTCACAGAGCTAATGCAAGCTCGGGAAGGTCTCTTGGAATTACTCGCGTTAAAGCTGTCTGTTAAGACCATCCTACGCTTCCGCCATCTTGCAGTGGCTATCGCAGAGGAACTTAGTATTTATGCCGCAACAAGAAATGATATTCTAAAGGCCACAGCGATACACACACCTGATGGAAGACTTGTTCCAAGCGCGACCCATGCGGCCATGTTCGCCACACCAGAACTGAGTGAGGAAGCACGGACTAAACTGCAAGAATTAAATACAAGTTGTACTACCAAGTGGCCCTGCGTTGTTTGGGGTGATCTGGCCTGTCTATTCCCAGCAGAGGACCTGGACACGGCAATCGTGCCAGAAAACTTTGGTATCTCCCTAATTAAGTTGGGAAAGTTGTATCAAGAGTAAGTTCGCTAAATGGTCCTTTGGAGGGCACAATGGCAAAAGATCCGTCTATACGTAGCAAAGCAAGGGCACTTGATCGATTAACTAAGGCACTCGTCGATGGCGGTGTGCAATTAGAGACACCAGAAGACACGGTGGCAGCGCTTGGAGCACTTATTGAAGATGCGAGAATGTCCCCTGGGATCATCACTATCGTAGCAAACTCACGTGACGGAACAGTCCGTGCAGTATCCCACAACGTGCGCATTGTCAATAGCGAAACATTACGTGTTTTGGAGCAAGTGTGTACAGAGGTAGCAAAGCGATTCGGCACCTCTGCACAGCGTATAGAAGCACAGGAAAAAGCTACTATTCAAGCGCAGCTGCAGGAGGAAGGTATCGCTCAAACTCCTGTAGAAGAGCCTTCTCAAACACCGCATCCTGCATAGATTCCTTATGCGTTAAGACGCGCTCCACAACATCATCAGCCGTACCTGGACAGACGAGTCTGATAATATGGACAGACTTTGTCTGTCCAATTCTGTGTATGCGATCCTCTGCCTGCTGCTGCTCTATGGGATTCCACTCACAATCCACAAAGATCGCTGTTGACGCTCCCTGTAGATTAAGCCCTGTTCCACCAGCCTTGATTGTTGCTAACAGCACACGAGCCTTCCCGCCGTTCAAATCCTCCTGTGCTTTCCTCCTGTCCTCAGCCTCCATACCACCCATGATCGTTGTATACGTTATCCCTGCAGCATCCAACCTGCGTCCAAGGGCAAGCACTGTACGACGATACACAGAATACACAAGCACGCGTCGTTTAGTATTACCCAAAAGCTCCATGACCATGTCCAATTTACATGAGACATCGTCCAAGTCAAAGTTCGCTGGGGTACTCAATATCTGGCGCAGCCGAACAAGCACAGCGAGCTTGCTCCACGCGGTCAAGTCATCGCCGCTGTTCAACTTCATGCGTGCTGTCTCTAACATTTCCACATAAGATTTGCGCTGCTTTGGCAACATCGCCAATTGTATTGTCTGATACTGCTTTGCTGGAAGCTGCGGATACACATCTTCTTTTTTGCGCATAACCATTACGGGGGCCAGTACACGGCGCAGCATACGGCTGTTCTTTATTCCCAATATCGTCCTTCCCCCAAAGAAGTTCTCGACATAATTAACGTAGAGCTCATAAAACCTCCAGAAGGACGAAAATTTCCTTGGGGCGATCAAATGCAGCAGCATCCACAGCTCTGATGGGTCATTGCCCATAGGAGTTCCTGTCAATAAAGCCATTCGCCGCGCACTTAAACTGGTAGCTGCCTGCGCTCCCGCAGTCTTACGGTTCTTCACCCTGTGCGCCTCGTCCAGCACGACCCAATCCCACTGTATGTCTGCAAAGCGCGATTGCTTGCTGTACGAACGTAAAAATCGCTGCAATGCAAAGTAATTGACTATCAACCAACCACGCTCTGCCTTCTTGTACTCCGCCCACTGCTTCTCCCGCGTTGGCCAGTTGAATACAGTAACAGGAAAATCATTTTGTGACCACCGAGCGATCTCTGATTGCCATTGTTCCTTTATAGCATTTGGGCATACAACAAGCGTCTTCCCACTCCCGCAGCGGAGGTCTACAGCAGCAATGGTTTGCACTGTCTTACCCAGCCCCATGTCGTCGGCTAAGATGGTGCGATTCACTGTAGTCATAAAGTTTACACCAACGCGTTGGAATGGATACAGGGTCTCGGCGTGTTCGTGTTCAATCACTGCGTCGTCCTTACGGAGGATATCCAACCCTATACTCTCTTCCGCAACGACCATGGCATACCACGCCTGTGCTGATTCTGCCACAACCTCATCGGGATAGTTGTCTACTACGTATTCATAAAGCCGAGGATTGGCAGGCATGCTGATATGCTCATTATTGTACGACACACCAGGTACAGATTGGAATACCAGTGCCAATCCCCGACCAACAGCACCGTCAACAAACAACCGATCGCGTCTTCTACCCTTTCCCACTACATAACTAATCATAGCCCACCTAACCCGTTCTTATGCGCATATGCCAGCAAATGTGCTGCTGCAGAGCGCTGGTGTCGATTGCGCACATCTGAGCCGAATTTTACTAATGCCAAGTGATCTGCGTTCTTCCCTTCGCTTGGACGTTGTACGACCACAGGGATGCCAGCCTGTTCGCCTATATACTTTACGACGCCCACTACTTGGGGCGTGATCAGCTCTTTATTGGCCATCGATGGAGCCAAGTCAAGGCGCAGGAAGAATCCCTCGATTACAATGACGCTTATCTGCAGGGATCCAATAAGTGCGTCAAGACCTCCCCACTCATTAACACATCCACGAGATATGAGCATTACATCTTTCATGTCAACGTGCGCATGCACCCACCCTGTGGTTTTTCCAGGATCAATTGATAGCACAAAACGATCCGATAACTCCTGCAATGTCTTTACACTACTCACTAGTCTACCTCCTCTATCCTATCATCAAGTATAAAAAGCCCTGCAAAAACGCTATTAGAGCTGCTCAATCACAAACGGCGGACCGACTGTTCCCGTAAAATAGCTTGCTGCTTCTAGGCCACAAAGTATACGC